GTCCTATCGTGCGGATCTCGACCCAGACCTCGTGAATGTGCCGAAGGCGTTCGTGCTCGTGTATCAGGAGCGGCGCTACGACATCACGGCGGCGTCGATGATTGGTCGGAAAGAGGGCGTTGAGTTGCTGACGGTGGCCCAGCCATGAAGGTCCAAGTGCGCTTCGAGGGCGGGTTGGAATTGTCGAAGGCGCTCGCGACGCTGTCGGAGGCGGTGTCGCGGAAGGTGCAGGTGGAGGCGTTGACGGCCGGCGGCACGATTATGCAGCGCATAGCTGCTGCGCAGGCCCCGCGGTCGCAGGACGGCCCGCCACACCTCGCCGACCACATCGTGGTCGGGGCGGTGTCGGCGCGAAAACTGGAGGCGCGAGGGCGGGCGTCTGAGACCGTCGTGGAAGTGGGGCTAGAGCGGAAGCCGACCGACGTCTTCTACGGCGTCTTCCAGGAGTACGGCACGGTGCGTCATGCGGCGCAGCCGTTCATGCGGCCGGCGTTTGACCAGGGGGCTCAGCGGAGTCTGGATGTGATCCGCGCGTGGCTCTGGCATGCGATCCGGAAGCGGGTACCGGGGGGTGGGTGACCGTCGAAGAGGCCGTCGTCGAGCGGCTGCTCGCGCTGTCCAGCGTGACGGCGTTGGTGAGCACGCGGGTATATCAGTTGCGCCTGCCGCAGCGGCCCACGTTGCCAGCCGTGCGGGTGCAGCAGATCAGCGAGTCGGAGCCGTACCACCTGCGGGGCGCGGTCAATTTGTATCGGACGCGGATACAGGTGGACGCCTACGCCGCGGAGGCGTCTGGGAGCGATCCCTATGCGAGCGCGAACGCGGTGGCGTCGGCGATTCAGGGGGATTGGTTGGCCGGGTCGCCCCCCAACGGGCTCTCCGGCTGGCAGGGGATGGCTGGTGGCAGTCCGTCTACGCTGCAGGTCGTCTTCAGCGAGCGCATCGATCGGCGCCCGATGTTTGCAGCGGACGAACTCCGTCTGGTGCGAGTGCGCCAGGACTACATGGTGACGTGGAAGGCCCTCTGAAGGGCATGAACAAGCGCGACAACGACAAGGAGTGACGTGTCATGGCCGACAGAACAGATACCTTCTACGCCGCAGACGCCATTCATGGCTACGGCGCACAACTGGAAGTGGGGGATGGCGCCAGCCCTGAAGTCTTCGAAGCCATCGCCCAGATCCTGAGTATCACGCCGGGGGAAATGACCACGGCGGTGCACGACAAGACGCATCTCCGCAGTCCGGAGGCGCATCGCGAGAAGCTCGCCGGCATCCGGGATAGTGGCCCGTTCACGTTGCAGGGCACCTGGGCGCCAGCAGAACAGAGTCAGTCCAACGCCGGCGGCGGCAGCGGGGCCTTCGCGAGTGGTGGCCTCGTCGCTATGTGGCGCAACCGCACGGAGCACAACTTCAAGATCGTGCTCAACGACGGCAGTCCGGCGACCGAATGGCCCTTCCGCGGGGTTGTCACGCGGTTCCAACCTGGAGAGATCGGGATCGACGACAAGATCAACTTCACGGCGGAAGTCACGCCGCTCCAGGATTTCTCGGCTGACCTCCCGTAAGGGCGGCGTATGGCGAATCCTGAACGCGGGGAAGTCGCGCTGGTGGTGGCCGGTCGCGCATACACGCTCAAGCTGAGCATGAACGCGGCCGTCACCCTCGAACGCAAACTGAAGAAGCGGATCGGCCAGATCATGCAAGAGGCGAGCGCCTTGAGCTTCGAGTCGATCCGGCTCGTCGTGTGGCTCCTGTTGCAGAAGCACCACGCTGAGGACTTCACGACGGAGGACAAGGCTGGCGAATTGATTGACGACGCGGGGGGCGTGCAGGTGTTCTTCTCAGCGCTGCAGGCGCTGACAGAGGCGAACCAACCGGAGGGAGTGGCGGCGGACCCTCCGGAGGCTCAGGATGGGACTGGCGAGAGGTCTACCTCACCGCCCGACGTCTCGGCCTGAGCCGCGAGGAGTTCTGGGACCTCTCACCGCTGGAGTTCTACCGGGAGGTGGAGGTCGCGCGGCTGTGTCGCCAGGACGCGGCGGATCGTGACATCACGCTCGCCTGGCACGTCGAAGCGTTGCATCGGCAGAAGAAGCTGCCGAGTCTGAAGACGCTGGTCCGGCGGGTCGGGGTGAGTGTCCGGCAGTCGGCGGTGCAGATGCGCTCGGCGCTGTCGGTGCTGAGCGCGCAGTACGGGATCCCGATCCGAAAGGCGAAGACGCGGACATGACCAGCGCTGAAGCGGCGGCACGGAGGCGTCACGATGGCTGAGTCGGCTGTCGTCGGCGTCCTGCGTGCGCTCCTCACGCTGGATAGTGCCGAGTTTGAGTCTGGCATGAAGAAGGCGAACAGCGCCTTCAAGGACATGCAGCGCGACTGGAAGAAAGTCGGACTCCAGGCCACGCAACTCGGGACGCAACTTACCAAGAGCTTGACCCTGCCCATTCTCGGGGCGGGGTCTGCCGCGGCCAAGGCGGCGATCGATTTCGAGTCGTCGTTCACGGGGATCCGGAAGACCGTCAAGGGCACCGAGGCACAGTTCGCGGCGTTGGCGAAGGGCATGCGGGACCTGTCCAAAGAGATCCCGATCAACGTCAACGAACTCAACCGGATCGGGCAGGCCGCCGGACAGCTCGGGATCAAGACCGAGAACATTCTGGGATTCACCGAGGTCATGGCGAAGCTCGGCGTCACGACGAACATCTCGAGTGACCAGGCGGCGACCTCCCTCGCGCGTCTGGCCAACATCACCGGCATGTCGCAGGGTGACTTCGATCGACTCGGTTCCACGATTGTCGACCTCGGGAACCACTTCGCCACGACCGAGGCCGAAGTGGTGGACTTCGGTGTGCGCATTGCGGCGGCGGGCAAGATCGCCGGGCTGACTGAGCCGCAGATCCTCGCCATTGGTGCGGCGATGTCGTCGGTCGGTGTAGAGGCGGAAGCTGGTGGCACGGCCGTCCAGAAAGTCCTGAACGGCATGACGGAGGCCGTGGCGAAGGGCGGCGACGCGTTGACCGTGTTTGCGGCTACGGCGGGGATGTCGGCGAGCGAGTTCGGGCGTGCGTTCACGGAGGACGCCGCGGGGGCGTTCAACGCCTTTGTGCAGGGCCTCGGGCAGTCTGGCGATCAGGCGTTCGGCGTACTGGATCGGTTGGGGTTGGGCAACGAGCGCGTCATCCGGGCGTTCCTCTCGCTGGCCGGGGCTGGTGATCTGCTCACCAGGACACTGGACACGGCGACGACGGCCTGGGGCGAGAACAGCGCCCTGACGGAAGAGGCGCGGATCCGGTTCGCCACGACCGAGGCGCAGCTCACCGTCCTCTGGAACCGGATCAAGGATGTCGGGATCACGATCGGGAACGCGCTGCTCCCGATGATTCAGTCCACGATCGGGCTACTCGACACGTTCATCCCGGCCCTGGAGTGGGCCGCGCAGACCTTCGCGTCGATGCCCACGCCGATCCAGGCGGTCGTGCTTGGCCTGGGTGGCGTGGCCGCGCTGGCGGGGCCGATGATCTTCGTCTTCGGGCAGTTGGCGCTGTCGGCGTCGGCGGTGGCTGGTGCCTTCACGGCACAAGGGCTCGCGACCCGTGGCCTCACGGGAGCCATGACGCTGGCGACGACCGCGGCGAGGGCGCTCTGGGTCGCGATCCTCGGGCCGGTGGGCCTTGCGGCGGGTGCGGTGCTGGCGTTCGCGGCGCTTGGGAAGGTGCTCGCGGACATGACCCCGGACGCCAAGAAGGACGAACTCCGACAGTACGTTGATCAAATGAACCGGATCGGGAACGAGGCCCGCGGCACGGCCGTGCATGTGGAGAAGGCCACACCCGCGATGGATGCGCTGAAAGCCGCGCTGGCCCCGATGGCCTCGCATGCCGCGGCGGCGGCCGATGGGGTTGAGCAGCTTGGTCAGGCGGCGACGTTTACCGCGGTTCCCACGAAGGAAGCCGCGGAGGCCGCGAAGAAATACCGCGAAGAGGTCGCGGCGCTCGCCAAGGCACTGAGCGGGGCCGGGGCCGTCGACCAGGCCAACAAGCTGCTCGACGTCCTGCAGCAGATGCCGCCGATCTCCCAGCTGTCCGCCGACACGCTCCGGCGCGTGAACGGCGTTATGGACGAGGCGATCGACTACTACGTGCGCACCGGGAGAGATGCGCCGCTGGCGTTCTATCGAGTGTGGGACGCGACGATGCTGGCGCAAGGTGGGATCGAGGGCTACATCGGGGCGCTGCAACAGATCCCGGAACACATCGAGCCGCCCGACTTCGATCTGGGCGCGATCGATCTGCGCACGATGGAGGCGGCGCGGTCTGCGGGCCAGGTGTGGCTGGAGACGATGCAGCAGATCGGGCAGCGGGTGCCGGACATGCTGGTCCCGCCACCGGGGGTCTGGCGGCAGTCGTTCACGCACGCGCTCGGCAACATCACAGGCGGCCTCGGCGGCGTCATTCTCGACACGCTCAAGGGCGGCGGCAATGTCGGCACGGCGGCGGGAGGATTCATCGGCGGCGCACTCGGCAGCAGCCTGCAGAAGCCGATCACGGCCGGGCTGTCCAAGGTGCTCGGGTCCAGCATCGGCGGCGCGCTGGGGTCCGTCATCCCCGGCCTCGGCACGATTGCCGGCTCGTTCATCGGGAGCGGGATCAGCACGTTGTTCGGCGCCATCATGGGCGGCCCGAGCGAGCAGGAACTCGCGGGGCGGGACGCGGCAGGGAACTTCCGCAAGGGGCTAGACGCGGGCCTGAACGACGCGCAGCGGGCCGAAGCGAAGTCCACCGGGAACGTCGCGTGGGCGGCGTCGGTGATTGCGGTGCGGGACGCCTACATCGCCACGGGCCGCACAGAGCAGGAGGCGCTGAACATCTCCGACCGGCTCTGGCGCGCGGAGAAACACGGCGCCGAGGCCGTGAAGGCCGTTATGGAGGAGATCAACGGGGTCTTCAACGAGCAGTCGGCGGACGCGGCACGGCTGGACGCGGCCATCCAGAAATACGGCTTCTCGTTCGAGCAGCTGGGTCCGAAGTTCCAGGCGCAGAAGCTCCACGAAGCGGCTGTCGACCTGATCGAGGACTGGCGTGTCCTGGCGGGATCGGGGATCGACATTGCGGTCATCAACGAGCGGATGTCCGGGACGGTCAGTGAGTATCTGCAGACGGCCCTGCGCGTGGGTGCCGAGATTCCGGCGGCGATGAAGCCGATCCTGCAGTCGATGATCGACCAGGGCACGCTCCTGAACGAGAACGGCGTGGCGATCCACGACTTCGAGTCTGCCGGGATCACCTTTGCGGAGACGATGACCGATGGCTTTACGCGCGTCGTCGACAAACTCCAGCAGCTGATCGACAAGTTGAATGGCGCGGGCGCCGCGCTCCAGAACATCCCGCGCTCGGTGGATGTCGGGGTGAACTATCACCGCGGCAACTACCCAGATATTCCTGACGACATGGCCGGCTACGGTGGCTTTGGTATCCCATCGTTCGCGACCGAGGGCCGTGTCACGAAGCCGCTGCTCGCCATGATCGGGGACGCACCTGAGCCAGAGTATGTGCTCCGCGAGTCCACGCTCGCGCGGGTCGCGTCCGGTGGCGTGGCGACGAACGGCGGATCGGACACCGCGTCGATCGATCGGTTTATCAGCCGCATGGAGACGACCCTCACGCGGGATCTCCCAGATCGCCTCGAGCGGAGTCTGACCGACAGCATCACGAAACTACCACGGTTCAGGCTGGGCTGATGAGTCTCCTACTGCTGTTCGGCGGCGCGCCAGCAGCGCCACCTGAGACGCCGGCTATCCAGACCGGCCTCCAGACGACCGTGCAGCTCCAGATCGCCAGCGTGTGGACGGACGTGACGACGGACGTCCTCGCCATTGATCACTTGAAGGCCAAGCGCGGGATCAGTCGGAATACGCCGCTCGATGCGCTCGCCGACAGCGGGCGGCTGGTGCTCTCCCTCCGCAACGACGCGAACAATGCCGCGGGGCTCCTGGGGCGCTATTCGCCTCTCCACGCGAACGTGCTCCCTGGCTGGACCTTCGGCATCCCGATCCGCGTGGTCTGGCAATACGAGGACGCGCTCTCGGTCTCCAGTCTGACGCGCTCGGGTAGCACGGCGACGGCGCAGACGTCGGCCGATCACGGCCTGGACTCTGGCGACTACGTGGAGATCGCCGGGGCGGTGGAGACCGATTACAACGGGTATGTCGCCATTACGGTGACGGGCCTAGACACGTTCACGTATCAGGTCGCCGGCACGCCGAGCACGCCAGCCACGGGCACGATCACGGCGCAACGGGCGTATGTGAAGTTCACCGGTAAGGTCAGCGCGATCGAGCCCGAGCCCGGCGAGTATGGGTCTCGCAACGTGCGCGTGATCGCCTACGACCGCATGCGCGACCTGCTCGACTCGGACGTGCGAGACGTCGTGCTCCAGGAGGACAAGTACGAGGACGACGTGACGCACGCCGTGCTGGACGCGGCGCCGTCCGGCGCGCAGCCCACGGCGCGCAACATCGACCCCGGCCTGGACCTCATGCAGTTTGCCCTGTACGACTTGGGGGCTGGGACAAAGATCGGGGCCGTCCTGTCGGACATTTGCCGGAGTACGCATGCCATCGGGTTCGTGCAAGGGGACGACACCTATCGCCAGATCAGCCGGAACACGCGCGCCCTGACGACCAGCAGCTACGCCTTCGTCGACACGATGCACGGGCTGAAGGCCCCGTCGACGTTGGGGAACGTCTATAACCATGTCCGGACGATCAGTCACCCGATGTCGGCGCCCACGTCGGCCGTCGTGCTGTGCGCGATGACGGGCACGCCAGCCTTCGTGCCGGCCGGTGCGACGGCGACATTCGAGTTGTCCTATCGGGACGCCTCCGATCCGCGCCGGCTCATCGGCGGGCGGAACGTCGTGACGGTCGGGAGTCCACCCGTCCTCGAGGCGGGCGTGGACTACGAAGGCAACAGTCAGGACGACGGCCAGGGCACCGACCTCACGGGTACTCTGTCGGTCAGCGTGGCCGCGTTCGCGACACGCGCGGTCTTCACGGTGACGAATAGCGGCGGGACGGGCGCCTACCTCGTCACCAGCGCGGGGGCCCCATGTCTCAAGCTCCGCGGGGCGGGTGTCTACGACGACGGCCCACGGACGGCGTCCGCGATGAGCGCGCAGGCGTATGGCAACCGTCCGATCGACATCGATCTGCCCTATCAGAGCGACGACACGTCCGCCCAGCAGATCGCGGAGCTCATCCTCGACCAGTATGACGACCTCGCGGAGCAGGTCGAGTCCCTGACGATTCTCGGGAACTACTCGGCGGCCTACATGCGCCAGGCGCTCGCGCGTGACATCGGCGACATCATCACGATCACGGAGACCGTCACGGGGATGGCTGGCGTGCCCGCCACGATCCGGGCCTGTGAATACGAGTTGATTGAGGGCGACATTCTCCGCGTGACGTGGAGTCTGGGGCCGACGATCACCATAACGCCGCCGAACCCGCCCACGAGTCTGACGGCGACCGAGATTACAGACTCGGCCGTCACGGTGGCGTGGTCGACTGGCACGACCGGCGCGGCGACCCAGGTGCTCGTCGATGGTGTGCACGTCGCGACGGCCCAGCCGGGCGAGACCAGCCTGACCGTCTATGGGCTGGCGCCTGCGACGACGTACACGTTCTCGGCGCGCCATATCTATTTTGGGTTGACGTCCGTGCTGTCGAACACGGACACGGCGCGACCCGTGGTCGTGGCGACGGGTGGCACGGTCACCACGCCCGGCGACGGCTACCAGTACCACACATTCACAACCAGCGGCACCTTCACCATCTCGACCGCCGGTCGGATCGATGCCGTCATTGTGTCCGCGGGCGGCGGCGGCGGGCGCGGGGTCACCGATGGGTCCGGCGACATCGGCGGTGGCGGTGGCGGCGGCGGCGGCGTGCTCGAGCTGCTGGACGATCTGGAGCCGGTGGGCGCGCATGCTGTGGGCGTGGGCGTGGGTGGCCCAGCGGGAGCTGCGGATGGGAATAACGGCACGCAGGGAGCAGACAGCTCCTACCGGACGCATATCCCAGATGGCGGCGGCTACGGCGGTGGCGGACTCAGGACCGGCAACGTGGGCGGCGATGGCGGGAACGGCGGCGGGTCTGCTGCCGATGATGGCCTGGCCGGCGGCAATCCGACCTTCCAAGGCGGCGCGCCAGGGTACACCGGCGGCGCCTCTGGGAATAATCCAGGCGGCTCCTCGGGCGGTGGTGGTGGTGCGAGCGCGGCGGGCGACGGCAATGCGGGCGTCGTCGGCACGGGTGGCGCGATCAAGGCCGGCTACACGTCGGTGATCGATGGGCTCACGTATAGCCGCGGGGGCAGCGGCGGACGTGGCACGTCACCGGCGGCGAAGCCGGCGAACAGCGGCGATGGTGGAGACGGCTCTGGACCTGGCGAGGCGGCGACGGACGGCGGGTCTGGCAAGGTCGTGATTCGGTATCCGATCTGACGGAGACGACATGAGAGTCTGGCTCGATCGACGGGTGCATCTCTGCGGGCGGGCGCAAGTGGTGCTCGCGCTGCTCCTCCTCGGGTTGATCCTGGAGGGGCTAAAGGTGTGGACGCTCCCGTGAGTCCCTACGAGTGGTTCGCCGTCGTGCAAGCGATTGCACTCGGCGTCGCCGGGGTGTTCGTGTGGCTCCTGGGTCGTGAGCGGGCGGCGACGCACGAGCAACTCAGCAACCTGCGGCAGGATCTCGACGACGGCATGACGTCGATCTGGCGTGCGCTGAACAAACTGCCAGACATGGAGCAGCTGCGGCGCGTGTTCGAGTCGAAGGATCGGATTAACGATTTGTTGCGCGAGTCGCACGGACAGCGTAGCGCGATCTGGGATGAGATCAAGCGGATCCGTGATCGGCAGCCGCCGAGACGTGACTACGGAGAGCAGTGATGACACGACATGAGAATGATCTGGCGCGCGTGGGTGAATAGACCGTGAGCGTGCGGAATCTGCTGCGGATCAAGACGCTCTACGACCGGATTCGAGAGGGGATCGATTATCCAGAGCGGCGGGCGGACGCGGGGTATTGGTATCGGCTGTGCTACGCAGCCGGACAAGTGCAGGAGGTGAGAGAGATGTTGACGGGATACAAGACATATATCTGTGCGGTGGGGATCGGGCTGGTGTCTGCGGCCTCCGCGCTCGGCTATCTGGACGAGGCGACGAAAAACGCGCTGCTCGGGCTCTTCGGCGCGGGCGCCATCGGGGCGCTCGCCGCCAAGGGCAACCGCGCGGCGGGCAAGCCATGAGCGCCCCGGTTGACCACTCCGCGAGAGTCCTCACAGACGGCTCGCCAGTTACTGCCGATCACCGGGAGTTGCTGCCAAATGGACAGCAAAAGGGCTACGTTGTTCTGAGCGCGGAGGAACGGGCGAAAGGCTTCGTGCGCCCTGTCCGTCGGACCTATCGTCATGCGGTATCGGCAGGAGGTTGCGGCGCGACGACGACGATGGCGTTGTCGATCGCGGAAACCTACGCCCGCGATCCGAGCTTCTACAGCGGGACGTTCTGCGCGACGTGCGGCAGTCACTTCGCGCTGGATCAGTTCGTGTGGGACGGCACCACGGAGTTGGTCGGCTCGTGAACGTCTTCGGCGCGATGGACAACGCGACCAAGCGCGAGTGGGCGGTGGCGCAGCTGATGGGGCTGTTCGCGGGCGTCGGGGAGTCGATCCTGGACACTGCCGGCGTCCGTCCGCATGTGGACGTATGTGGCTATGGATGTATATATACCCCGATGGGGCGACGCGTCAATGCCTGATTAACAAGGGCCGCAAGGAGATAGCCACGTGAGCCGCGCCCTGGACGACCTCCATCCGACGTTCCGCCCTGTGGCGTGCGAGTTTCTCGCTCGCCTGACGGAGCGTGGCATCGCCGTGCTGATCGTGGACACGTTGCGTACGCCGGCAGAGCATGCGGCGAACCTCGCCAAAGGCGTGAGCTGGACAGCGCGGAGCAAGCACCTCGACGGTCTCGCCCTCGATGTCTGCCCGTATGAGCAATACCAGTTGCACGGCCCCGACAAGCTCCAATGGAACGTCAACGACCCAGTGTGGCTTCAGATTGGGGAGGCTGCCGAGCTTCTAGGATTGCGGTGGGGTGGACGGTGGCTGCAGCGGGATATGGGCCACGTCGAGTACGTGCAGCCCGAACACGGAATGGGCGGAGTCAGGGCGTAGAGTTCAGGCATGCAGCCGGGTAGCTTCTCCGGGCCGGTGCGCGTCGAGCGCGTGTGGCACGACCGCGACCTCTGGCTGCTGCTGGCGGACCTCGCGTACTGCACGCAGGCCGGCCGCGTGATCACGGCCCCAGCCGGCTTCGCGACGGATTTCGCGAGCGTCCCGCGGGCGCTCTGGTGGCTCTATCCGCCCTTCGGCAGGGGCTACATCCGCCCGGCCATCATCCACGATCTACTCTACGAGCGCGCGGAGTCATTCGGGGAGGACGGCCAGCCAGCGGAGCGGGGCTGGTGTGACGGGGTGCTCCGCGATGGGATGGCTGTCGAGGGCTTCCGGCGCTCAGGGCGGTGGATGATCTGGTCCGCTGTGCGGGCGGGTGGCTGGGTACCGTGGCGGCGGTATCGGCGGCAGGCGGCCGGAGAAATTATTCCAAAATTATAACCACGCCTAAGCATATCTATTTACTGGTCTTATTCCATTTTGACCGTGCCGCGTTACGGAAGTGCAGGACTGGGCAGTCTGGTAAGACCGTTGCGAGCGGGTGACGGCCCAGTCCTGCGGTACGGGGGTGGTGCCACGTCCGTTGTTCGAGAGTACACCATCGGGATCCCGATGGGAAGGGGTGAAGGGTTATGCTGTCTGGTGCGCGTGCGAGAGTGCGAATGTGTCTGTTGATGATCATCTTCGTGGTGTCACGAAAATGATCAATGGTTCAGCATCGCCGCCGTCCCGCCCGCTGCGCCCGTGTCAGGGGCGGTGTGACGCGCTGCCAGGTGTCGCCGTGGCGCTCCTCGAGCGCTCCGTCTGGGGTGAGCCGGTAGCGTCGGGGCCGTCCGCCGAGTCGGCCGATCCGTGACAGCTCGTCGGCGGGGAGGGCGGCGCGTGCGCGGCCCCCGAGTCGGCCGAGGGCGCGCGCGTGGGGGTTCATGGCGTGGGGGTTAGTCATCGTCTGTTGGTTCGTTAACCGCCGCGTTTCTGCCAGCCCGTCTTATCGCCGGTCTTTGGGAGTGCTGGCCTCCGTCGTGGACTCGGTGGTCGGTGGAGTGTGGGCCGTCGCGTGCGCGCCAGTGCTTGAGTCAGCGACCAGACGCGCTCACACGCCGCGTCATGGCTTTGCATTAGCAATCCGATGGCGGTGGCCAGTCGGTCGTGTGGCACGTCCTCGCCTCGGAGATACGCCTGCAGCGTCTGCTGTGTCATGTCGTCCTCCTCAGTATGTGTGTAGGCGCCGCCGCGCGTCCCTGCGAGGGAGACGGCGGCGGCTTGTCGATCAGATCTCCTCAGCGGGCAGATCCGCGATGCACTCGCGGATCACGGAGTCCGGCATGGCGCCAGCCTCTCCGACCCGCCGGATCGCGCGGGCGAGGTCCGCGCCAGCGTCCAGCAGCTCGCCGCCGCGCCAATCCTCGGTGTGCGTCCATGCCGTAGCCGCATCGACCACCCCATACACCAGCGTCCGGCCGTCCGCGTGCTGCCGGACTCTGATGCTGTATTCGTCGGTCTCGTCATCCGGGACCGGCGTCCCGTTGACGAAGCTGCCCGGCCGCTCAACCGCGCGGGCGATCACAGGCCACTGGTCCTCTCGGATCGTGACGGGCGGGCGGTCGGTCAGGGTGATTGTTCTCTGTTTCGTCATGGTGTCCTCTTTGGTCTGTCGTGGTGCCGGATGGCCGTCCGGCGCGGTCGTGCGTGTCAGTAGCCGTCGCAGTCGTGCCCGCCGCAGGAGCGCCCAGCGCCGAACGAGGAGCAATTGCCGTCCGTGATGCACGCCTTGCGGTAG